TGAGAGGAAAAAAGACAGAGATGGTATTGCAAAAGAAGAACCGAACAAAGGGGTAGATCATATGATGGATGCTTTCAGGTATGTTATGTATACGATATTTTATACCGAGGGCGTGCCATATTTTTATGTACCTGATAAACAATAATATATCATTTGACACAAAGTAACTAATCGTGTTATTATATAATATATTCCTACGAAGGGAGATGATGTCTATATTGAATATAAAAATTCCCTTTACAGACCGCACTTTTAATATATCTATCCCTAAATCCAATAATCCAATGAACGACAGTTATTATGACGGTTCATATGTAAATATTTTTGATACCGAAGGAAAGAAAAACTCTACAGAGCAATTAAAAGCCTATCAAGGCTGGGTTGGTGATTGTTGCAGTTTAATTGCTGAACGGGTTGCCTCTATCCCTCTCCGATTATACAAAGATGGCGAGCTAATAGAAAAACATATCTTTTATGACCTACTGCAAAAATGGAACCCATACACCACAAAATTTGAAGGCAAAGAATTGCTCCAAATCTATTTAGACCTTACCGGCGAATGTTATATATATATGGTCCGAAATGGATTAGGCATACCACAAGAATTATATTTCAGATCACCTGACAGAATAAAACCGATTATAAAAGATGGTATTATTGACCACTATATAGAAACCGATGGAATGAAGGAAACAAGATATGAAGCCAATGATATTCTGTTTTTTAAATATCCAAATCCTACAAGCCCATTTAGGGGAGCTTCACCTGTTCAAAGAAAAGCCTATGCTTACGATACCGACAAATATAATATGATTTATCAATTAAATACATTTAAAAATGGTGTGCATTTGAAACAGGTACTTGAATCTGAAAAGATGATGAATAGAGAACAGGTAGATAAAATATTAACACAGTTTAACCAAACTTATGGCGGAATAGAAAAATCAAATGGAACTGGTGCTTTAATCGGTGGAATGAAATTAAAAGATGTTGGTGTATCTAACAAGGATATGGAATATATGTTACTTGCTGAATGGAATATGCGACAACTTGCAAGCGCATATCATACACCACCGCAAAAATTATCACATCCCGAATCAACTAACCTGGCAAATATGACAGCACTTGATACGTCCTGGAATAGAGAGTGTATACTGCCAAGACTGACAAGACAAGAAGAAGTATTGAACGCTTTCCTTTTGCCGATGTATAAAGATAATGGTTTATATTGCAAATATGACAATCCAGTACCGGTAGATAATGACTTCAAACTAAAACAGCGTGAAAGCAATTTAAAGAATTTTGTAATTAGTATAAACGAAGCAAGAGCAGACGACGGACTTGACCCTGCCGAATGGGGCGAGAAACCACTTGCCCCATTTAGTATCGCTCCACTTGATGTTAATAAACCGATAGTTGAGCCAGAGCCAGAACCTGCAAAAGCTATTATAGGCAAAGAATATACCGAGGATTACAAGCGTAAATATTGGAATAATTTTATTAAACGGATCACACCACTTGAAAATAATTTCAAGCGAGCCATGATAAAATACTTTCAAGCGCAGGAATTAGAAGCATTGAGAGCATTAAGGAAAAATAAGAGTATTACCAAAGATGTTTCTGATGCCTTAAATGTACCAAAAAGTAAAAAGGAATTGGAAGCACTTATTGAAGTAGCACTACCACGAATAACAGAAATAGTTAAAATAAACGGGACTGCTGCATTTGCTGAATTAGGAATTGAAGGTTCTTTTGATGTAACAAATCCAGAAGTTATAAAGTTTATTAAAAAGCGGGCAGGACTTTTAATTAAATCAATAGGTGATACGACACTTGAAAAGCTAAAAAAGACTTTAGCAGCAGGAGTTGATATTGGCGAAAGCATACCGAAATTAGCAGAAAGAATAAGCGGAGTGTTTAGTGACGCCAAAGGTTACAGGTCAACATTAATAGCGAGAACTGAAACAATAGCAAGTTCAAATAGTGGAGCTTTGGAAGCATATAAGCAAAGCGGAGTAGTAGAGAAAAAAGAATGGTTGGCAACTATGGATGACAGAGTTAGAGATGAACACGCATCTATGAATGGGGAGAAGGTTGGATTGAATGAGCCATTCTCTAATGGGGAAATGGCTCCATCTAGCCCGAATTGCAGATGCACTATTTTACCGGTTATTAAGAAAAGTTAAAGAGGTAAATTTATGACATTTATTATTAATAATTTAAAATGGATTATATTAGTATTAGTTATAACCGTACCATTAATAATAATATTTAAAGTATCAATATTTTTAATTAAAGAGGGACCGCCAGAATATAGACCACCATTAACATTTGAGGAATTTAAAAAGAGAGGGTTAAATAAATGATTAAACGAATAGACAATAAAGACTATATTGAATTAAAAAAGAAGATAACTAAGTTAATAAAAAAATATGAAAATGATTTAGAAGTAGGTAATTATGGAATAGTCGATGGTAGTGGAGAACTTGAAACTGCCATAAAAGACTTAAAAGAAATAACCAATATATAAAGGTGGTGAGAAATAATGCCAGAAAAGTTAATAGTAAAACAATATGAATCAGAAACAAAAGCAGTAGAAAATGAGAGGTCATTAACCGTAACAATAACAACTAATGCAGTTGACCGTTCAGGTGATATAGTTGAGCCGAATGGTGTAAACATGAAGAATTTTAAAAAGAATCCTGTAGTGTTGATGTCTCATAATTATTCAGGTTTGCCTATTGGAAAAGCAAGTGACCTGAAGAAAACCGATAATGGTATTACTGCAAAAGTAACATTCCCGGAAGAAGGGACTTATCTATTAGCTGATACGGTTTATAATATGTATAAGCAAAAATTCATGCGAGCTTGGAGTATCGGGTTTATACCTACAAAATCAGAAGACATAAGGTCAGATGATGATGCAAAAGAATTTATGGGTTACCGTTTCCTAAAATCTGAACTACTTGAATTTTCCGCTTGTGCAGTCCCGGCAAACCCTGAAGCATTAACGAATATGGTAAGCAAAGGTATTGATGTTGGCTTGTTACAAGAAGAAGGGTTGATTGAGATTGTAGAAGGTAAGGATATTGAGAAAGTGAAAGAGCCGGAAGATGTTAAAATAACAGGAATATCAATGGCGAAAGTAGAAGAAAAAACAAGTGAATTTACAGTAGAAAGCACTAATGAGAAAGGTGAAGAAGTAAAAGAACAAATTAAAATAGAGAGTGGCGAAGGTGAAATATTTACCGAAGAAAAAATAGGGTATAGTTTAGACGAAATATACAATATGGTTAAAGAAAACAAAGCACTAAAAGAAAAAATAGCAACCCTCGAATTAAAAGCCGGAGCAGTATTGAACGCTAAAAATAAAAAGTATTTAGCTGATAGCTTAACAAATATTCAGGCGGTATTGGATTCCGCCGGAACTACCGAAGAAAGCATAAAAGATGTTGATGAGATTGATTATGATAAAGGAGATGATAACGTAATCGAAATAACACATGATACAGTAGATGATATATTGATAGATGAAACAAAAGCCGAACCAACCGTTATAGAATTGAACGAATTTGAAGTAGACGATAAAGCAATAGATGATCTGATTAACAAGAAATTAAATTATGCTTTAGGTAGAGTATCAAAATAAAAGAAAGGAAGTGATTTATAATGCCAAAAAAAATGACACAAGAAGAGTATGACAAAGATGTAAGAGATAAGGCCGAAGAAATAGTTGATGAAAGAATAAAAAAAATGACATCCATAGACACATCAACCAGACCGAAAGATGAAGGGAAAGCAAAAGATGAAGCACCTAAATTTAAAATCTTTGGTGAGCAATTATTAGCAGTTCATAAATTTGCAACAACACACGTATTAGACCCAAGACTTAAAGCAGCAAGCGGACTGAATGAGGGTGTTGGAGCTGAAGGTGGATTTTTAGTTGAAGAAGAATTTACTACCGGTCTTTTAATGGATGCCTACGAAACAGGTATACTTGCTAAAGATTGTTGGAAAGTTCCAATGACAAAATCTAACTTAACTATGAATTTAATAGATGAAACATCGAGGGCAGACGGTAGCAGACGAGGTGGAATACTGACTTATTGGGCAGCAGAAGCCGGAACTGCAACAGCAACTAAACCTAAATTCAGACAGATGAAATTAAGTCTAAATAAATTAATGGGCTTTTATTATGCAACCGATGAAGAATTAGAAGATGCCTTACCTTTAGGTAACACTATGAAAAAATTCTTCGCAGAAGATATTGGATTTAAAATTGATGATGGAATAATTAACGGTACAGGTGCAGGTCAGTTATTAGGTATATTGAACGGTGCTGGGTTAATAACACAAATAGCAGAAACAGGACAAGATGCTGCAACAGTTAATGCACAAAATATTATTAAGATGTGGAATAGGATGTCTGCTAAAAACAGAAGGAAAGCTAAATGGTATATTAACCAAGATGTTGAACCACAATTAATGCAGATGTTCGTAGAAGCCGGATTGGGTGGAGTTAATGTATTTATGCCACCGGGTGGGTTAGTATCCTCTCCGAATGGTATATTATTAGGCAGACCAGTAGAACCCATTGAACAATGTTCAGTACTTGGAACAGTCGGTGATATTATACTTGCAGATTTAAGTGAATATGCATTAGGTCAAAAATCTGGTGGAATTAAAGCAGCCGCATCTATCCATGTACAGTTCTTAACCGGTCAACAGGTATTTAGATTTACATTAAGACTTGACGGTCAACCTGTAAAGAATAGTGCAATGACACCATTTAAGGGTTCTACTACCAGAAGTCCTTATGTCGCATTAGCAACAAGATAATATAATTAAATAATATGAAAGGAAGTGATATATATGAACGTATTAAGTGAGAAAATAAAGGTAGTAAATGGAGTAATACCAGTAGCTGATACTTTTGCAACTTCCGCAACTACCGATATAGTTAACTTAGAGAATTATAAGAAATGTACCTTTATAATTGCGACAGGTGCAACTGTTACAGCTGATGGAGTTGTAACAGTATTAGCCGGTGCAGATAATGTGACTTGTACAACTGCAATAGTATTTAAATATAGAACTCAAATCGCAGCAGATGTACCTGACGCTGGTTCAGATGTTCCGAGTGCATTAACAACTGCAACTGTAACTGGATTTGCCATGACTGCAAGTAAGCCAGGTGGGTTATATATAGTCGAAGTAGATGCCGCTGTTGTAGCAGCAGCAGGAACTAACTTTGACCATGTAAAATTAACAGTAACAGAAGATACCGATGACCCTCAGGTAGCTTGCGTAATCGCTTTATTAAGCGAACCAAGATACCCACAAGATGTATTAGCAACTGCAATAGACTAATAGAAGGAGTGTATTATGTCTTTACAAATTAGGCTTTATAACGAATGGCGAGGTAATTACCCGAATACAGTCATAGAAGTAAACGACAATGTAGGGAAAGCCTTAATTGAACAGAATATTGGTGAGCTATATATAAAGCCGAAGATTAAAAAAGTAAGCATAAAGCAAATTGACAAAGCCCCCCGGGATAAAATGTTTCGGGGGGAAAAGAATAAAAGAATTATTAAATAACTTTTGACCCTTTTTAGGGTTGCCTCTAACGAGGCGAAAGGAGTAAATTATTATGAGTAAAACTTTAGCTAAATATAATTTTAAGAATAGCGGATTCCCTATGGTGTATGATAAAGCTACCGCAGAATCTGTATTAGGAATGTTTCCGATAGTATTCGTTGAAGATTTTTTAGGTGCTGCTGGTGGCGGCCCATTTGACGGGACTATTAACTGGAATGTTGTTGACGTTGGCGATGCAACAGAAGCAATAGTCGCTGATAGTGCTAACGGGCAATTCCTTTTACATCTTG